CCTGTTAAAGATTATAAACCTCGTAAAGATATAGGAACTAACAAACCAAGATCACGAACTCAACAACAACCAGAGAAACCAAGAGGTAGTGCTGCATTGTCTCCAAGAGAGGCACAGAAGAAGGCAGCAATGGAGAGAAGAGCAGCAAAGTCTGGTGCTAAAACTAAAACAGCAGATGAGTTACTTGCAAAGAAAGCAAAGAAAACTGTTGATCCTAAGTATAAAGCACAAAAAGCAACTGGTTATACCGCACCAGAGAGACAGAAAATAACAAGGGCAGGAGAAAGATTAGTAAGAGATATACAGAAGAAGAAAGAGAAACCAGCATCACATTATGATCCTAAAGTTAAGAAATAATATTACTAACTGAAGCGACTAAATTGTCCTTACTGTATGGACTCTGTGTGGGTCTACAACGTAGTCTTAATTGACTTTACGTTATTCACTATGTTATACTTATTATATGATTGAATTACGTGAGCATCAACTAAGAGTCGTGAATAAAATGTCTACTCACCAAAGAGGGCAAGTGATTGTCCCTACTGGTGGTGGCAAGACTATTTGTATGATTAGTGATGCTATTTCACAGTTAAGTAAAAAGAATCAGACCATAGTTGTTGTTGCTCCGCGTATTTTATTAGCACAACAATTATCATCTGATTTTCTTAAATTAGTACATCCAGTTAAGGTATTGCATGTTCATAGTGGTGAAACTGACCACTATTCAACAACAGATAGTAAATCAATCTTTAACTGGGTTGTAAACAACTGGAATGATAATAGAATTATATTTTCTACATATCATTCATTACATAGAATACAAGAATCTAGTATTCCTGTAGATACAATATACTTTGACGAGGCACATAATAGTGTTCAGCAACATTTCCACCCTGCTACTAGATTTTTTGCAACTACAAATAATCGTAGGTGCTTCTTCTTTACTGCTACTCCTCGTATTAGCAATTCTAGTGAACAAGTGGGGATGAATGATGAGTATGTTTATGGTAAAGTATTAGAGCAAGTACCAGCACCAGAGTTAGTGAATAAGGGTCATATCTTACCACCTAAAGTTGTAATTAAGAAACTAGAGATGATAAGAGATAGGAAGGCAAATTGTGATGATGATGCTGATAATATACTGACCACGATTGACGATCAAAATGTTAGTAAGATCCTAATCTGTGCCAGAAGAACATCACAAATTGTTAGATTGTTTTCTGATAGTAAATTAGGTACAGAATTATATGGTAGAGGATATAACTGGATGTATATTACTGCTAAAACTGGTGCAGTTATTAATGGAATTAAAGTGAGTAGAGTTAAGTTTTTTGAGACATTAAATAAGTGGGGTAAGGATAATACTAGGTTTGTTGTGTTACATCATAGCATACTATCTGAAGGCATAAATGTTAATGGACTGGAAGCAGTATTGTTTCTTAGGTCTATGAATTACACTACTATTAGTCAAACTATTGGTAGAGTAATTAGGAAAGGAAATGTTAACAAACAGTTTGGCATTGTCTCCATTCCAGTGTATGATAGAGTTGGTATTAGTACATCAAAGAGAGTCAATGCAGTTGTTAATACTATTTTTGAACAAGGTCAACCTGCTATTTCTACAAAATGAATCAAACTAACAAACGTTGTTTAAAAGAACTAGATACTTATTGGAATGAAAGATTGGCATAATTGGCACAATCTGATAGATTAGATGATGCTGAAGCACTCTATTCAGAGTATAATATTGATGGTGAAAATTTAATTTATGAAGCATTTGATAGAAATGCAGACATCTTATTTCTGGAGTATTTAAATGACTTATGAACCACAAGTAGATGATTATGTAATATGGAAAAGACCAAGTGGTGACTGGGAAGAGGGATGGGTTTATTTTAAGGGTGATCCTGTAGATAATGAGAAAAGAAATAAACAAGGGTGGAATTCTGTTTCACAATATATTACTATTGAAACTCATGTATATCCAAAGAAACAATGCACTTATACTTCTGGTAAACCAATGAGACATAAAAATATTCATTGTTTGTTAGTATGTAATAAAGATAATTGGAATGAATTAGAATATGTTAGAAATAGGAGAGAAGATAATCATTATGAAAGATTAGCAGAAATGTATAAGTCACAAGAAAGACCATTAGATATAGATAGTTATAGTCTAATTCCTCAGAGATACTAACATGAATCCTGATAAGATTAAGATAGCACCAGAAAGAGAATTTGAGTATGAGAAAATATCAAGAACTATTGATAAGATGGATGATATAGATGATGTGAAATTGATGCTTAAATATACTATTAAGATGGGAATGAAGCAAACAGAAATACTTGGTAATATGTTATTAGTTAAGTATTAATACATATTTGAGAAATGTTGCAGAAATGTGTAAATATGCTGACAAATGTTATAAATAATGATAGAATTGGGGAACAAGATGTAACCAAACCTTACTGGTTATGTGTTAATTATTAGAGAGGATTTTATGCACAATCTTATGTCATTCAATCAATTAGCATCATGGAAAGAAATAGAAATGTCCCAACAAGATGATAGGGAGTTAGTAAATGATTACTTCAATTGTCTAATTGAGTGTGAAGATGACCAATCAAGTTGTAAAACTATCTGCAAAGACATCCTAATGTAACAAATAACATTAAAACCCTAGTTGACACTAGGGTTTTTTTGTGCCATAATGTATTTGATAGATGATTTATTATGCTTAGTAAAGAGAAAGTAAGAAACCAAGTTAAGTCAAGATTCTATTACTTATTCTGGGGAATTGCAACAGTTTCTGTTGTTTTAGGGCAGTTATATGTTGGGAGTGGGTATAGAATATTTGCACAATCATTGCTGAGAATATTTGATACCATTGAAATTGAGGTAGGTGAAGAGTATAAAAATGAAAGATTTTACTGATGAAGGATACAATCTTATTTGGTGATTGTAGAGAAACACTTAAACAATTTGATGAAAAAGCAAGGTGCTGTGTGACATCTCCACCTTACTATGGTTTACGTGATTATGGTGGTGAGGATAACCAGATAGGTCAGGAACAATCACCAGAAGAATATATTGAAGAGATGGTAAATGTCTTTAGGTTAGTAAGAGATAACCTAACAGATGATGGAACATATAAAGTTATTAAGTAACCCAAGTTGTTTTGATTTGTGTGACATATTAAGATTAGAGTTAACAGGTTATGTTGACACTTTAAACTTACACATCATGAAAGATGGTAGTGGAACTATGATTGGATGTGTATGCAGATAGATTTGAAAAGGACCGGCGTCCAAATAATGCCTCGCGCTATTCCCTGTACGTCAAGCGATGATCTGGCTAAGGGTTCGTCCCATGCCAGTAGCCTCGGAGCCTTTGCCCTTATAGTAGTACGTGCACGGAGGCTATAAGGGTTAATATGATTTGGAGTATGTTAATTATAATAGGAATCTACGCCGTAATTGTAGGTATGTTAGTTATGTGGAATTATGAAAAAAAGTAAAACATTACATGGATATTACTACGACGGTAAAACCTCATGGGAGTTATGGATAGACGCTGATGGTAATATTACACAAAAGAAAATGAAATAAACCTATCACAAGAGGGAAGAGTGATAGGTTATTGTGGTGAGATAATTATCCTCTAACACAATTTGAACACATTGTCAAATCTGTCTTCCCTTAGGTTTAGGAGGCGGAATAATAATCTCTTCGTCCTCAGTTCCATAACAAAAAAATTTTATAATAGTTCCATACTTATTCACATCTTTAGGACCTATTTCTTTAGCTTTATCTATGGCCTCATTGTAGCCCGCGATCATACATTCATAGTGAGTATTATATCGCTCCGGCATAGGGAATGGCTCCAAACATGTGTTGTATACACTGGTACAAATAATCATAGTTAATATAAATTTCATACTTGACAAATCTCCCTACGCTCCTATATAATCATCAGAAATAAATGAAAGGAACATATGACCGATATAACTAAATATAGAAACGTTTCGTTAACACATGAAACATACAAGACTTTGATCTCTTTGTCGAAGGTATTATTACCCGATGCAAAATTATCAATTAGTAAGACTGTGGAATCATTAGCAAACGAGAAAGCAAAATA